GTTGAAGTTCAGCAAGGAGATACTTTAAGTCAAATAGCAGAAGAATTTGGTATTCCTTTAAAAGCTTTTATGGAAGCAAACAACATAACTAATGCAGATTTAATAAGAGCAGGTCAAGAATTAATTGTACCAATGGTTGAAGCTACTACTCCTAATAAAACAGAAACAAAAAATAAATTACCAGAAGTAGAATTAAATAAATTAAGACAAGAAATAAAATTAAAGACAGATAAAAAACAACCTCTTGATAAACAACAAATAAATAAACTATTACTTAATGCAGGGTTTACCCAAGAACAGGCAAAGATAATGACTGCTATAGCTATGGCTGAATCACTAAACAAAGTAGATGCTTTCTATGGTGGTACAAAAGACGCACCCGAAGAATCTTATGGTTTATTTCAAATAAATATGTACAACTACAAAGGCATGGAATTAGGAGATGATAGAAAACCTAAACTTGGTATAGATAATAATGAAGCTTTATATGATCCAGTACTTAATGCTATAGCTGCTAAATTAGTGTTTGATGAAACACAGGCACAAAAAGGTAATGGTTATTTAGCTTGGGGTGTCTATTCTAAAGATGGAGAAACTGAAGCTCCTGACGCTAGATACAAACAATTTCTTGATTAAACATGACAGATTCCAATATTAACAATCTTCTTAATAACGAAGAGGAAGAAGAAAAAAAAGTAGAGACACCTCAGACAGATGCCTTGTTTCAAAGATTTGACGAACAACCTTTATCTAATTTAAATAAGACTCTTAATAAAAGTTATGCAGGTACAGTAGATTTTTTTGATAATAAGTTTTTAGGAAACCAAAGAAGTTTTGAAGAGATACTTGAAAATAGATCAAGAATACAAAATGAAGCAAGAGAAAAACAAGAACAGGCAAATGAACAAATAGGTAAAACAGCAGCATCACAAGTCGTAAGAGGTGCTATTACTGGTCCTTTAAAAGCAATAAATGAAACTGTAGAATTTGCAGATGATATATACGATTATCTAGCTGGCAATCCATACGACAATAACGATCTCATTGATTACAGTTATTTTGAAAGAGAAGATGATGGTGCATTTTATCAGATACCACAAGCCATAACTCAGTTTTTACTTCCTATGGGTATCTTTACCAAAGGTCTTAAAGGAATAAAAAACCCTTGGACAAGAAACCTTGTTGCAGGTTTTCTTACTGATTTTGTGGTAGAAGATCCATTTGAACAAAACCTTTATAACATGGTTGATTCTTACGAAGGAATGTTAGAACCAGTTGTAGATATATTTAAAATGCCAGCTTCAATATTTAAGGCAGATGATGATATATCTCCTATAGAAGCAAGATTAAGAAAAGCATTTGGTGGTGCAGTAATAGGTGAAGCTTTAACAGGTCTGTCTGTAGCCTTAAAAGGTTTTAGAAATTCACCACTAGCACCAAATGTTTTAAAAACTTTAGAGGCAAAAAGAAAATTAAAATTTAAAGACTATGGTATTGATGAAGCAGGTAACGAATTATTAGATGAAAAAGTTATTGATTTAGTAAAACCTTTAGAAACTAAAAAAACAACTGGAATAGGAGATACCACACAAGTACCAGAAGTAGGTGAAAAAATACAATCTACATTTAATTCAAACATTACTGGTGGTGGTATTGATAGCTTGAGGGATAGTCTTTTAAATATAAGTGAATATTTTAGAGATACAGACGAACTAGGACAATGGGCTAGGTCTGTATCTTTAGGTGATATGTTTGCTGCTTCTCAAAGACAGACAAATAAAGAAGCTTTAGAAGCTGCTAGATTTTTTTTACAAGAGTTTGGTCCTTTTACAAAAACTAAAAATGGCAAAATAATAAATAACAAAAAATACTTACCAGCTACAAGTATTTCTGTTAATCAGATGATGAATAAAAATGGTGAAGCTGTTTATAATTTGTCTGCTGCCTTACATAATGCTATTGCAACAAAAAATGTAGATTTAATAAATGAAATTAGACCACAGTTTTTAGAAGAAGTAAAAGTCTTAAAAGGTCTTGTTTATCTTAATAAAGGAGTTGGGTCATTAACATCACAATCTTTAGGTGCTAGAAGAATTGCAGGTGATTTAAGAGAGACAACAACTACAGCTAAAGACTTTGGGAGAAGGTCAAGAGGTACAGAGAATGTAAACTCAATAAATAGAGACTTTGTTGAAAATGTAGGCATTGACGAAATAGATCAAACCTTTAATCAAATATTTGATCTTGTGGAGCAAGGAGATCAAGAAGCAGCCTTGGCTTTAACAAGACTAACTAAATACTTAAACATTGCAGGCGGTAATCCAGAAGTGATGAAACGCATGGTAAAGAAAGGATTACTTCTTAAAGGAGTAGAATTTACTAACGAAATATTTATTAACTCTATACTTAGTGGTCCACCTACTCATGTGGTAAACGTCTTATCTACAAGTCTGAATACTTTAATAAAGCCATTAACACAATCTGCTGGTGCTGCAAAAATTGTTTTTAGAAAAGATCAAAATGTTGGTTATGGTAAATCATTATTAAAACAACCTTCTAATTTAACTTTTAGACCAGAATTTAATACAGATGAATTTGTGAAAGGGTGGAAACAGTTTATTTATATGGCTGAATCTTTAGGTGACGCTTTTAATATTGCAGGTAAAGCATTTAAAGCAAACGAAAATGTTCTTGATAGAGGTGCAATGATACAAGATGCACAAAGGGTTTCACGAAATATTAATGCAGAAGATGTAAGAAATTTTGCAGACAGTAATGTTGTTACGCAAGCAACTGTAAAACCATTTGTAGATTTATTTATAGCTGATGCTTGGATTCCCTCTATATATAACACTTTCAGAAATATAAATGGTTTTGGTTCTCGTATGTTAATAACAGAAGACGAATTTTTAAAACAAGTTAATTTTAGAGCTTATGTAAAGGCAGAAGCCTGGGAACAAGGAATAAAAAAAGGTAAGCAAGGAGTTGATTTGACTGATTACATACAAGAACAATCAGAAAAAGTATTTAAAATTGTTGATACTGGCAGTACAAAAAAACTACCAAAAAGTATTCGAGATTTATATAAGAAAGCTAAAGACTATGCTACCGAAGCAACATTTACAAAAGACTTGCCACAAGATTCTTTTGGTAAAAAAATTCAAGATTTTGCAAGTCATCCCTATGGCAGATTGATTTTTCCTTTTGTCAGAACACCTTTAAATATTTTTAAAACACAGCTTAGATTTACTCCTGGTGTTAATTTAGCTTTGCAAGAATATAGACAAGCACTTAAAAGTACCGATCCTAGTGTGGCAGCTAGAGCTAGAGGAGAAATGTATTTAGGTGGTGGTTTTTTAGTTTCAGCAGCTTTAATGGCAAGAGAAATAGATAATCCTTTTGCAGAAATGGCTATAACAGGTGGTGGTCCTAATACTGTAGGATTTGGTGATGCAATAGAAGCAAACAGACAGCTAGTAAAACAAAAACAAGCCGAAGGCTGGCAACCATACTCAATAAGATTTTTAGTAAGAGACAATAATGGACAGCCTATAATTACTAAAAGCGGTAAACCAAAATACAATTATATATCTTTTAAAAGACTTGATCCTTGGTCTGGTACTCTTATGTTTCTTGCAGATTTTGTAGATATAGAAGGGCAAATTGGTAGTCAACAAAAAAATGATATTGCAACTGCACTTACTGTTGCAATCGGTAGAAATATAACAGATAGAACATATATAAGAGGACTAACTGAGTTTGCAGAATCTATACATAATCCTTTTAAAATGCAATCTTTACTAGCAAGAAGGGCTGCTAATATTATTAATCCTGTTTCTGGATTTGGTAGATCAATTCAAAGAGCTACAGATAAAACAAAGCTTGATACCACATATTATCCAGCAGATGACATGATTACAGGTCTAAGACAAACTTTAAATGAACTTGCACGAACAATACCTTTTTATAATGCCGATCTAGAACCTGATAGAAATTGGTTAACAGGTGCAGTCGTTGAATATCCTAGTGGTTTTGGACCAGATACCTTTGATGTTTTAAATCCTTTTACTGCTACTACTACAAAAGATAATTATGTTCTTAGTGTTATTAATGATTTGAATATATCTTTACAACCACCCAAAAAATTCTTTTTTAGAAAACAAGGAATCCAAGGAAGTGGTATTGAACTTACAAGTAAACAATATGCTGATTATGTTAAGTATTTAGCTTTTGATACAAAGATTGATGGCAAAAGACTTATTGTTAAATTATATGAAACATTAAATAGTTCTGAAAATAAAGCCTTGTATAAAACAGCTATGGGTGAAAATATAGATTCAACTAATCAAGAAGTCATGGTAGGAGTACAAGATAATGCTAGGGCTGCATTATCAAGAGCAATAAAAAATGAAATAGCAGATTACAAACAAAAGGCAAGAGCAGAATGGTTAGGTAAACCTGAGAATGAGGAGATATTTAGCAAATATGCTGATAACATAGAAGAAATAAATAACAAAACCATTCAATCAACTATTAAGAATTTATCTAATTTTTAGTAATTATGGCAACTAACACCGCAGCATCCTTTACAAACCATACTGGCAATGGATCTGCTGGTCCTTTTAATATATCTTTTTCATATCTTTCAGAAGCAGAAGTTGATGTGACTGTAGGTGGTGTATTAAAAACTATTACTACACACTACACATTTACAAGTGCAACCCAAATTACATTTACTTCTGGTAATGAACCTGGTAATGGTGTTGCTATTAAGTTTCAACGAGATACAAATATTAGTGCTAAGAAGGTAGATTTTGCAGATGGTTCTGTTCTTACAGAAGCAGACCTTGATGCTAATAGTGACCAAGTATTATTTGCTCAACAAGAGATTATTGATAAGTTAGGTGGTATTGAAGAAGGAGCCACAGGAGATCAGACAAATGCAGAAATCAGAACGGCAGTAGAAGCTGCAACTGATAGTAATGTCTTTACTGACGCAGATCATTCTAAATTAAATGCAATAGAAGCTTCTGCTACAGCAGACCAAACAGCAGCAGAAATAAGAACACTTGTAGAGAGTGCTAGTGATAGTAACGTATTTACTGATGCTGACCATACTAAATTAAATGGTATTGAAGCTAGTGCAACTGCTGATCAAACTAATGCTGAGATTAGAACAGCAGTAGAAGCAGCTTCAGATTCTAATGTCTTTACTGATGCTGACCATACAAAACTAAATGCTATAGAAGCAGGTGCTACCGCAGATCAGACAATATCAGAAATTAAAAGTCTTATAGCTGGCAGTCCTCTTGATGCTACTCACCTAGCAGCAAACTCAGTTGATAGTAGTGAGCTAGTTGACGGAAGTGTGGACACCTCTCACCTATCTGCTGATTGCGTGGACGCTACAAAAATAGCTGACAATGCTATTGGATCAGAACATCTACAGGCAAATTCAGTAACGACTTCTGAAATAGCAGATGCAGAACTATCAACACTAGCTGGTATGCAG